TATATATTCCCATCAAACTATTTATTCTCACACTCAGCACTACCAGTTAAATCTGGAACAAAATATTCAATTGTTACAATGACTGACTATAATGATGCAACCCACACCCCAGAATTTTATAGACAGTTTAAATCAGAGATATCACAGCCAGACTAATGTTCGACATTGATGTATATACAATTAGTCCCTTTCCAGGAGAATTTAAACAGCTGCCAGTTAAAAGAGATTGGATGGACGAAACTGATAATGCTCACGCATATAAATGTTTTCCATTAAGTTTAACAAACTCTCTTGGATGGGGCATATCTTTTCCAGAAGATATAACTTTTATATGGGATGGAATTGCTACATCAAGCGAGCCAGACCATGTAAAAATACTAAGTGGTCATAAGTATGCATATACAGCAAGAGAAAATGCAACAATAAGTTTTAAGACTGGTCTTTTAATTAAAACTCCAGAAAATGTAACAATGCTATCAATGCCACCACCAAACTATATTTTAGATGGTGTACAGCCGCTCACAGCTTTAATAAGTACATCATTTTTTAAAGGAGAGTTCCCAGCAGCATGGAGAATTACTAGGCCAAATGTTGAAATAACTATTAAAGCTGGAACACCAGTAATGTCTGTTATTCCTATATCTCTTGGCGAATTAAATAATTCACAAGCAAACATTAGACCTCATTATGAGCTTGGTCCTAATTTTTTCCCAGATGGAGATTATTCAAAAATTGTTAAAGACATAAATAACTCTGGTCGGTGGACAAATTTTTATAGAGATGCAGTAGATCACCACGGTAAAAAAATTGGAGACCATGAAGTAAAAGTTTTAAGATTTAAAACTACAGACGGTAGCCCAGAGGTATGTAGTGACAAATAAAATAGTATTTCATTCTGCAAAGGTATACAATAAAGCTGACGGAACAAATGGACCAGTACCAGCTGCAAATTCTGTTCCAACTTGGTGGAAAGATGCAGACAAATATATAAAAGATCCAAATGGAGAAGCATATGTAAACCCAAGCGGAGAAGGAAAAGTTATGAGCTACAAGTCATGCCCAGCTATGCTTGACACATTTACTTCTGGATATATGCTAAGAACTCCTTGCGATATAGAGTTTTATCTAAAAAGAGGAAGAGTCAAGGCAAAGCTTCCAATAGGGTTTGAAGATTTAGTTGGAGAAAGAGAACCTATGGGTGGTTTTGAGACACCGCCAGGATTTGATGAAAGACATTTCCATTGGTATCTTAACTGGGCACCAGAACTTCCAGAAGGATATAGCAGTCTATACTTACAACCAATAAATCATTTTAATTTACCTTACATTACTGTTGCTGGTATAATAGATAGTGACAAGGTGACAAACTCAGGATTGCTTCCTTTCTTTTTAAAAAGTGGATTCACTGGTCTAGTTCCAGCAGGAACGCCAATAGTTCAAGTTTTTCCTTTCAAAAGAGAAGATTGGGAAATGGAATATAAATTCTATACTCAAGAAGAACTTTTTGAAAAACATAAGCAAAATTCAATTACATTTAGACAACCAGAAGGTGGCGTCTATAAAAGAGACTTCTGGCAAAGAAGAAAATACAAATAGGGGATATTATGCAAAAGCAAGTAAATACTAATAAAGAGCACAATTACAAAAAGCTTACCTCAATTACTCCATCTGGATTTTATGGCAACTCGGCAGATAATATTGTAGAGCTTAAAAACTTTTTAACAGAAGAAGAAAAAGAAAGACTTACTAATTTTGCATTTAACAACAAGACATGGGACATAACAGAATCACATCAAAATGAAAATGGAACTGTCATATATGATGCAAATGCTTGGATTGACAGAGTTTGTACAAGAAGATCCATGGAGATTTCTGCTGACCCGACTATTGTAGATGTAGTTGAAGGATTAATTAAAAGATTAAAAATTGAAGTTGACAAATTTTTTGAAGTAGACGTACAGGCAACTGGACCCGCAATTGTCAGGTGGCCAGTAGGATCTAGACAAGACCCACACGCAGACAAAGAACTTCACGAAGGTCCAGATGCTGGAACCCCAAACGATTTTCCTCATTACGATATTGCATCAATATTTTATTTTAATGATGACTATGAAGGAGGAGAGCTATTCTTCCCAGTACAAGGGATAGAGATTAAACCAAGCGCTGGCTCGGCATACTTTTTCCCAGGAGACCTTCATTACGTGCATGGGGTTAGACCAATTTTGTCTGGAAACAGATTTACATCTCCATTTTTTTGGAATATATTAAAACACACTGGAGAAAGACAGCCATGAAAGATTTAAAATATGAAGAGATTTATCCAAAAATATTTGTATACAGCAATATATTTGAAGATGTAAATGAAGTCCTTAATGTTTTAAAAGAGTCTATAGCCAGCCCTGAAGGTTCTTCAATTGGTCCCTGGGGAGACTGGTATACATTTGGGCTAGAAACAAGCCATTACGATTGGTCTATTAATTCAGACAGATCCATCAAAGAAAGATTAGTAATTGATAAAGTAAATCAAGTTTTTTTTGATGTTACAGAGCACTATGCTGCATCACACAATGTAGAAATAAAGCCAGAAAAAGTTTTAACGCCAAGCGGACAAGAAGTAGATTCTTGGAGAAAGATGGGGCCATCTCTATGTAAATATGAGGCGGAAGCTGGAGTTACTCAAGATCTAGCAATGCATTATCACACAGACTATCAAGTTGAATTTAAAGACTCAAGAGGATACAACTTTGCAGTTACAGTAACAACTTATTTAAATGATGACTACGAAGGCGGAGAAATTGATTTTTTAATAAATGGAAAACTTATATCATACAAGCCAAAGGCTGGAGACGTACTTGTTTTTCCAGCGGGAGACCCAAACTTTTTAACAGAAGGACAAGAGCTATATCACCACGGAGTTAAAAAAGTACACAATGGCTCAAAATATTTTATAAGAGCAAATTGGCAAAGGTATTACAATGGCTCTGTAGAGTGGAATGAAAATGCAGACAAATATGGACTAGAGATCTGGCTAGAAATGGAAAAAGAAAAAGCTAAGCAAGATAGAAAAGAAGGAAAGTATCAATCCATTAACGAACAAGATATAGAGAAAGCGGTAAGAATAAAATGACATTTAACCTAGAAAATCAAACTAGACTAAGAGAAGACATTTGCGTTTTTGAAAATTTTTTAACTGAAGAAGAATGTGAATCAATATTAAAATACTGGAAACACTCAGTAGAAAAGGGAAGCCTTCCGTGGGAGGGTATTTCTTTTTATGAGTCATACGCATCAAACTTACCAGATGACGAAGATGTAGAAAAGTTTGGCTTACCACTAGATTTTTTTGTAAATCTTGAGAAAAAAATTCAAGAGTCTGTTGAGATTACAAGAGGAAAACCAGTAAAATCTGTTAGCTATCATGCACAGAAATGGATTACTGGTGCATTTGCTGGCTACCATTCAGACAATAGCCCACTAGATGACCCAGAGTATAACGCTTTTGAAAGATCCAAATGGGCTTCATTCCTTTATTTAAATGGTGATTTTGAAGGTGGAGAACTTAAATTTAGAGACCATGACATAAGCATTAAGCCTAAAGCTGGATTGCTTGCATCATTTTCTGGAGGACATCATAACATTCATGAAGTTCAGATAATTACAGAGGGAGAAAGATATACAATCGGTTCATTCTGGGATAACGAAGAATCTGAGTATTCTGAAGAAACAAAAGAAAAATGGAAAAAAGAAATAGCTGATGCAAGAATCAGACAAGCAGAAGATCAAAAAGTGTGGCAAGATAATAAGTCTAAAGGAATTATGGAAGAGCCACCACCGTACCAAAAGGAAAGACTAAAAGATTAACAAGGAGACATCATGAATCTAGAAAAACTGCACGAAAACGTTTACTATTACAGGAATGCAATAGCAGATCCAGCCGCACTAATTGAGCTGATTAATAGCACAGAGGGCGAAGAGGGTATATCTAAAGTAGTTCCTTCTTGGGACCACTGGGAGGCTTGCAGTGGAGAATGTTATATCTACGGGGAAAAGAAAAACTTAAATATAGAAAACATGCTTGAAATCAATAATGATGAATCTAAAGAAAAAGCACAAAAAATAATAGACATCATTGTAAACTCAATGACAGATGTTTGTAAAGATTTTGCTAAAGACAAAGGTGTCACAGAAAAAGTTAATTTATCCCCATATATTGGTATAAATAAATATAAGCCTGGAACATTTATGGGAGGTCACTATGATCAACAAGAAGGAGATTTAAGATTAAAGTATTCTCTTGTTGCTTATTTAAATGATGACTACGAAGGCGGAGAGATTTCTTTTACAATTAAAGAAGGAATACTTGGCGAAGAAGATAGGCCACGAGAAGACATTGATCATGAAATGAATAAAGAAAAAGTAACATTCTATCTTAAGCCAGAAGCTGGAAGTATATTAATTTTTCCTTCTTCTCCACCATATAATCACACAGCCCATCTTGTTAAGAGTGGTTATAAATACATGGTACCTGGGTTTTGGATGAACGAGGAGAAATAAATTGCATTACGAAGCTCAAGAACTAGCAAAAAATATTTTTTATTTTAAATTTGGAATTTATGAGCCACATAGACTCATAGAGTTTATTGAAAACACTGACGTGGACCCAGAGATAGACGAAAGTATTATTTCTAAATGGACACCATGGACTTCAAGCACAAGCCCAGATGATATATATGGATATAAAAAAAATATTAATGGTAAAAATAAAATATTAAGTCCAAAAGAGCTATATATATATAATAGTATAAGGTCAAGCATGATCTTCGCTGCATCTGAATATAAAATATACAACAACATAACAGACGACATACACATGTCTAAAGAATTTGATATTAAAAAATATAATACTGGTCAGATGATGGGCCCCCACGCAGACCAAAACGATGGGGACTCTAATTTAAACTACTCAATAGTTGTTTATCTAAACGATGACTATGAAGGTGGAGAGATATCTTTCCCTAATCATAACGTAATGCTAAAACCAAACGCAGGCAGCCTTATAATATTCCCATCCTCAGATCCATATCTACATGAATCAAAAGAGATAACGTCTGGAATAAAGTATATGTCCCCAGGATTTTGGACTAAGCAAAAAACAGACTAGGTGATACAATAGTTATATGCTATATAAAAACATTGTATTAAAAGACAACCCAATTGGATTCTGGCCCCTAGATGAGTCTTCTGGGTCCGTAGCATACGACTATTCTGGTTCACAAAACCATGCCTCATATAACTTTACACCAGTAAATAGGTACCTACCCCTTGTACCTGGTGGTATTCTTGGAACAAAAATAAGTGGGGCAAACAAAATAACTTTTTCAAATTTAAAAAGCCCATATGGAAATTATATTCAAGGAGCCCTAGCTGATAAATATAGCTCTGATGTTTCATTCACAATAGAATGCTGGGTTCAATTTAATGAAGTTACATCTGCAACT